TGGGAAGCCGATACTGGCGAAAAACTCAATCTGCTCCCTAGCGATAGACGTTACAATTTCTTATCCAGCTCTACGGCATGGTTGATTGGCGCGTATGCCGTGCTGGACGCGAGCGCCAAGCAAAACCTGATTCCGTACGCGGCCGGCGGATTTCTAGATAATCTAGGGGCCTTTTTCAATATCGGCAGCTTTTCTGGTGCTCATCGTGGGGAGAGGTTGCCGGCCAGTTACGCGATCACATCGATCAAGTTCACTTTAGCCACCACGGTCAATGACGCCTCGATCATCCCGCAAGGCACGCAAGTAGCCAGTATTTCGACTGGCTCGGTGTTCGCGACCGATACCGACCTCACCATTGCTCCGGATTATATCAGTGGCGAGGTCAACGCAACATGCACCGAGACGGGGCCGCAGGCGAACGAACTCACTGACGTGTCGGTCTTAGTGAACTGGCCAGGGGCGTTCACGGTCTCAGCGCAAAACGTGACCGCAACACAAGGCGGAGCCGATATCCAGAGTGACGAAGATTTTAGGTTGCAGCTTTATTCGGCCAGCGATTCATACTCAAACGCTGGCAGTTACGGCGCGTATCAATGGTTTGCGAAAAATGCAAGCCCCGACATTGCCAGTGTATCGGTTGCCGGTCCCGAAGATGTCGGGATTCCCGGAGACGTTCTCGTGACGGTTCTACTCAACAATGGCGTATTCCCAGATCAGCCTATGCTGGACCTGGTAGCGGCGGCAGTTAACCCCGATAACATCCGCGACTTATCCGCCCATGTTCGGGTCGCTGCACCGTCCGGGGTAGCTTATACGGTGAACGTTCGCTATTGGTGTGACGAATCCCAGGTCGGTCACGAGCTTGCCTTGCAACAGAACGTCAATGATGCCGTAAACAATTGGGTTCACACAAATGCCGTGTCGCTCGGCGGATCTATTAATCCATCTACGCTCGAGGTGGCAATCATGGATGCCGGCGCAAGCTACGTGATTGTCGATTCGCCCGCGGCCCGGATACCGCTCACTAAATGGCAAACTGCCGTGATTACCGACGATCCGAGCGCCGTTTTTCAAGGTGCCGAACAGGATCTGCCACCATTTTATGGATCGCCTTCGTAACACGTCTTTCCTTAATTATCTTTCCCCTGCATTGCAGCACGACACCTTTTTTGTTGCACTCGCTCAAGGGCTTGATGCCGAACTGCAAAAGTTCCTGGCCAAGATCCCAGTCAATATCATCATCTCCAACCTAGCAAACCAGCCTGAGGATGTTCTGGACTTTATTGCAAAATACCATTTTGGCGTTGACGGCTACGACTTGGGTTTGCCGTATCCAAATAAGTTACTCCTCTGCCAGAACGCGATCATAAACAAAGTCAACAAAGGCACACCGTCAGCGATTAAATCGGTGATGGCGGTAGCGTTCAATTACTGCGAACTGATCGAATGGTGGCAGGATTCGCCTCCCGCCGTGCCGCACACGTTCCGGATCAAGATAAACGATCCGTTAGTAGACCCGGTCAAGGTCGATAAAATGGTCAACCTCATCATGAAACTGAAAAACGTTCGCAGCCTGTTCACCGGGATAAGCTCATTTTTGCAAGTACCAGCCGGCACAGTCTACGCCTCAAGCAACGTAGCCGAATACGACTACGATATTCTGCCGTACCGACAAACAGTTTTGTAAACGTAATTAAAGATCAATGAGTTTCGGCGCGATCCAGCTTACGTCCGCGGCACTCCAGGCGATTAACACCGTCACGGCCTCCGGTGGCACGCTCAACTTTTCCTACGTCGAAGTAGGTTCCGGGTTCGCAACAGGGTCGGATGATCCGGCGAATTTCACTGCGCTCAAGAATCCGGTGATGGAAGCCTATCCGACCTCGGTCAATACCGACGTTCTATATCAGACCACAATTCGTGCCGACGTTTCTAGCGCCAATGCGCCTAGTGAATTTCAGCTTAATGAGATCGGAATCTTTTACAGCCTGAACAGCGGTACGCCGTTCCTGTTCGGATACACGTCAACCGGCGCGGCAAATGGCGACACTATAACACCGTCGAGCGGTTCGAGTGCCGTCGTTAAAGATCTCGCGTTACCGATCGTTTATTCAACCGCTGTTCCGGTCGGTACTGATGTCACGTTCACTACGCAGGTTCAACTCCACGCCTCGACGCATTTACCAACCGGGATCGACCCGCTGCCAATTTCGACTTCGTCAGTTGGAGGCCTTTGTCCGCGCACAAACAATAACCAGGCTCAGGTTTTGCTCGGTGGCGCAACTGCGAGTTTCGGTACCCTGCCGAAACACGCGCCGACCCATCTTGATACCGGCACCGATCCGATCGCGGTAGCCACAACCACTCATACAGGGCTTTTGCCGCGCCTGTCTGGCGATTCAAATACGGTGTTGCTCGGGACCGGATCATGGGGCGCCGGATTCTTTCCAGGCTTTATTGCCGATTATGGAGGACAATATCCACCTGCCGGCTGGCTCTTATGCGACGGTCAACCTTATTCCCGCGCAGCGTATTCGGCGCTCTATTCGGCGCTCGGCGGCGCCTCGTCACCATGGGGACAAGGGAACGGATCAACAACGTTTAACGTGCCTGACCTCCGAGGCCGGACATCAATCGGTGCAGGGCAAGGTTGGGGACTTAGTCCGCGCGTTTTAGGAAATACCGGTGGCGAGGAAAATCATGTGCTTAGCGTGAGCGAATTGGCGTATCATACCCACGGGATTAATGATCCAGGTCACGGTCACTCAGTTTACGATCCAGGTCACGCGCACGCGGTTTACGACCCGCAGCATTCTCATGCAGTTTATGATCCGTCTCACAATCATGGTTTAGCGCAAAGCCCGCATAGTCACGGGGTCAATGATGCAGGACATAATCATCAACAACGTTACTATGAGTTTCAGGCACCCGGGAGCGGATTGAACGAGTACGGCTACGCACAAATGCGATCCTGGGACGGGCTTCCCGGCGCTTATCCGGTCATAGCTATTCAGGTTGGGCCAGGGAGTACGAATCCAGGTAAGGTAAATTATGTAACAACGTCACCTGCCGGTATCGCGCTATATGGGCAAAATGCGAATATCAGTCTTTCCAGTTCATCGACTAATATTGGGATTTATAACGCAGCCACTAATATCTCAATTTACAACAACGCTACCGGGATCGCTATTTACGGCAGCGGCACCGGCATTAGTAACCAGTACACCGGCAGTAACTTCGGCCATAACACTATGCAACCGTTCGCGGCGGTGACCAAAATAATAAAAACATGATCCATTACAAGACAGATTTGATAAGCGATGCCGTACTGGCTGATTACACGATCAACGTAGGCGACGTGCTTACGCTAGATATGCCAACTCCTGACGGAACACCTGTCCGCGGCGAACACACCGTCATGGAGGTAGAGATTAGCGACGCTGGTAAGCATCCCAAATCCGGCGAGCACCTTAACCGAGTCACCTTAACCCTGGACGATGGCCGCGGAGTATAACATAACGGTTAGAGCAGATCGCGATTTCTGGTTGCCGATTCATGTGCAAACCGGCGAAGGAAACCCGTGCAATTTTACCGGGTACACGATTGTTTTAACCGTGAAAGGTTCGATTAATGACGCGGACGCAAGCGCTCTATTTAAAAGTGCGCCGTACACGTCCAGCCTTCAATTCGGTACGTTCACATTCAGGATACCGCGCGCGACGAATAACGCCTGGTGGACGCCAAGCGGCGCCATCACGTCCACGATGGTTTACGACTGTTCGTGCCAGGATGTTTCGGCTCCGGCAAACTGGGCAACTTTGCTGGAGGGCACTGTTTCAGTGATCGGCCCGGTAACACGAACCGTCGGTATCCCGTGAAAATATTATGCCATCACAATTCCCACCAAACAATACGGTAGTTGCTACGGCTAATCCGACCACCGTAGTCCTCACGCTCGACGACGTGACAGCTACAGGTCCTCCTGGGGAACAGGGGCCGGTCGGCCCTACAGGCCCACCTGGCCCGCTTGGACCAGCCGGTCCTCCAGGCCCGCAAGGAGTTCAGGGACCAACCGGTCCAACGTCAACCGTTCCAGGCCCTACAGGTCCTACAGGCCCGGCTGGAACAGCGGCAACCGTGGCAGTGGGTGCAACCACTACGGGCGGGCCAGGGACAGCAGCCAGCGTCACAAATACAGGAACACCAATGGCAGGCGTATTTAATTTTACTGTGCCGCAAGGAACACAGGGGCCGACGGGGCCGACTGGCCCACCAGCCGGTGTGTCTACGGATAGCGGAAATATCGCCACACTAGGCAGCGATGCGAACATTTTAGTGCCACAAAGCTCGATTACCTCGATGCGGCTGCGATCCTACAACGCGGTCGGCAATCCGAATTTCGAGGTGGATCAACGCAATGCAGGAACCGGTATCGTTAATATTGGCAGTAGCCAATTCATTCTAGATCGCTGGTCTTTTATTAAGGTTGGCACGATGACCGTGAATGCTACCCAGAGTACTGCAAATTGGGTAATTCCCGGCACTAATTACCGAATAACCAGTAAATATTTGTCAGTAGTGTTGACTGGCCAAGAGACTTCCCTAGGAGCTTCGGACTATCTACAAATCCGTCAGTTTATGGAAGGGCCACAGTGGCGGGAATTAGGTGGCGATACGCATAGTTTATCGCTGCTGGTTCAATCCTCAGTAGCTCCACTCTCTTTTACCGTCTCCTTACGTGATGCCCAAGGTGGCACGACGAAATCCTGGGTACATCTATGCACAATTACTAGTGTCAATACGCCAACCTTAATAACAATTCCTAATATTGCAGTGTGGCCGACTGGAAACTTTACCAGTGCCCCAGGCTCGATAGGTTATGTGTTAGATATTAATCTGGCGGTTGGTTCCGGTAATATGGCTGCTACTGCTGACGTATGGCAAAGCGCCAATGTAATTGGTCTTTCCGCGATGGATAATTGGTGTTCCAAAGCGCTGAATTCAGTCTTCTCAATTATTTTTGTCCAACACGAGCCCGGCCCAACCTGCACGCAACTGATGGACCTGGATTTCGTCACCAACCTTTCACGCTGTCAGCGCTATTTCCAACGTTCTTATGATTACGGCGTTTTAACTGGAGCTGCTTCAACTTCTGGAGAAGTGCGAACCTGGGTCCCGCTCGCCACTACAACAATTGGGGGAAACCAGTTTTTTCAACCGATGGCTAAATCCCCTACGGTAACCTGTTACCGAGCCGATACTGGGGGAGTAAACGCGGTGTACGATTATAACGCAGTTAGCGGGAGAGCTGTTGCGAGCGTCAACCATAGTATGGGAGGAATAATTCAGATAAATTTGACGGCCCCCACATCCGGCGCGGCGTTGCTTGGTTACCAATACACCGCAGATACTGCATGGTAAAACATTCCTGTGAAAATCCTGACATTCTCACAGAAAGTAACTGTTCAAACGTCTCACGGAACGCATCGCGTCGACGTTATATGTAACCCTGGCGAACGCTTGATTTTCGATGACGACAACGCGTTCGCCATTCAACAAAGCTCAACCTCAAGCAGTTATATTCTGGAAAGTTCCGATCTGGAACCGATCTTGAGACAAGTGCCGCGTCCGCCGTATTGGAAAAGGCGCCGCGTCTTATTCTATCGCAACCGCGGCATAGGTGACCAGTTGATAGCTAGTTCGCTTAGCCGGTTCTGGCGTGAAATGCTCGGTGCCGACGCGCGTCAACTCAGTGACCGGGTCCATGAACCAATCTGGGTCGGCAACCCGTACATAAGCAACATGCCGTTATCGGCGCCGATTCACCTAGACTCGGTCTGGCGCGCTAAAGGCCGTCCTTTTTTTGATGCCGCATTCTTTATCGAATCCGTGACCGAATGGGATTCAGACGGCGAACAAGGAAACGTCTACGACCGTTTATTCGCTCTTGCCGGGATCGAGCCTAATCGTGTCGCGGCAAAATACAAACGACCGTTCTTTAGCGTTACCGCTGAGGATATGGAGCGGTGCAACACGTGGCTAAGCAGTAACGGGATAGGGCAGACGTCGTATATATTCGTCCAATTGCGCGCCGCTAATAAGGCGCGCTCGCTACCACTAAAGACAGCCCAAACTGTTCTCCAGGCTGCCACCGAAGCTGCTGCGAAACTGGCCTGTAAAGTCGTAGTAACCGATAATCAGCCCTTACCAATTGAACTGGCAGAGTTTTGCCGGGTAAATTCGCTCTGTGACGCGAGTACTAAAATCCCCGGCGTAAGATTGTACGGATCATTAATCGCTCAGGCGCGCCTAGTCATCGGCCCAGACTCTTCCGCACTCCATTTCGCGGCGGCCTCTGAAACGCCGGCAATCGGTATTTGGGGACCGTTCAGCCCAGAATCGCGTACTAAGTATTATCCGCGCCAGACCCATCTCTGGCACCGCGACCTGTGCCCATCCTCGCCGTGCTACAATTTCATGCCAGAACTCCCGATCCAGAAATGTCCGCGCGGCGCAGCCCAACAGCATTGCGAATGTTTTGATGGCGTCACGTATGACGAGATTTATTCCGCTATCATCGACGGGGCATGAACACCAACGCCAACGGCACCACGAAACTTTTAACCGCTCTGGCTCAAAGCGGGCATCAATGGGTGCAGTTGGCTACCGTAGCTCTCGTAGCCTTGAGCGGTATCGGAAACTTTAT